GGATACAAGCCAAACAAGCTAAAGCTTTAGAAGTTGCAAAAGCTGATTGGGTAAGTAATTCACAAGCTGACGAAGAATTTGGCGGTGAAAAACTAAACGACAATTTAGAAATTGCAAAAACTGCTTTAGATGCGTTTGGTAATGATGCCTTGAAGTCGCTGCTAGTTGAAACAGGCTTTGGAAATCACCCTGAAATAATCAGGTTTATGTACAGAGCAGGTAAGGCAATCAGTGAAGACAGTTATGTCGGTAATTCTGAAGGTGCTGATTATTCTAGAAATAGTGGCCCAAAAGATTTTAACGCTATAGCAAATTCATTGTATTCTAATCAGCAAAACAAGTAAGGAGTTATTAAATGGCTACTCTCTCAACCTCAAATTTAACCCTAGCGGATTGGGCAAAAAGATCTGACCCAGACGGTAGAGTTCCAATCGTTGCAGAATTATTATCACAAAGCAACGAAATACTAGATGATTGCGTGTTTAAGGAAGGTAATTTACCAACTGGTGAACGTGTAATTATTAGAACTGGTTTACCATCAGTTTATTTCCGTGCATTAAACCAAGGTATTCCCGGCAGTAAATCAACAACTGCTCAAGTTGATGAAGCCTGTGCAATTCTTGAAGCACGTTCTGAAGTGGACAAAGACTTAGCAATGTTAAATGGTAACACTGCACAATTCCGTCTATCTGAAGATACTGCGTTTTTGGAAGCAATGAACCAGACTCAAGCAGAGACTATGTTCTATGGTAATCCCGGAACAGATCCTAAGAAGTTTTTAGGTTTAGCACCAAGATATGGTGATTTATCTGCTGATAACGCTGTAAACATTCTTGATGCAGGTGGATCAGGTTCTGATAATGCTTCTGTATATCTAGTTGTTTGGGGTGACCAAACTGTATATTGCCCTTTTCCTAAAGGATCTAAAGCAGGTTTGACACACGAAGATCTAGGTGAGCAAACTGTATACAACAGTGATGGCACAAGACTACAAGCTTTTGCTACACGTTATCAGTGGAAAAATGGTCTTGTTGTTAAAGATTGGAGATACGTTGTTCGTATTTGCAACATCGACATTTCTGACCTCCTTGGCAGTGCTAATACACAAACTGCTGCTGCATCAACCAACTTAGTCAAACTAATGGCTAGAGCATTGTACAGAATACCAAACATGGCAATGGGTAGAGCAGCTTTCTATATGAACAGAACAGTTCATTCTGGAATGTCTATTGCAGCACTTGATAAATCACAAAACGTCTTGTCAATACAAGAAGGTTTATCACAGTTTGGATCAGCACAAAGCTACTTATCATTCTTAGGCGTACCTCTAAGAAGAGTGGATGCGTTGATTAACAGCGAAGCTCGTGTTGTTTAATTAATTTATTAACAAAGGAGATTAAAAATGATTACTGATTCATTACTCAGAGTAAGTGAAGATCAAGCACTTACAACAACTGCTGTATCTACTAACACTGTAGATCTAGGAACTGCTAGAGACATAGGTGAAGGTACTGCATTGTATATGAACTTTGCTGTTACTACTGCATTAGCAAATGGTACAAGCGTAAAGTTTGAAGTTATTACTAGCGCAAATGCTGACTTGTCTAGTCCTACTGTTATTGGTAGCAGCGATGCAATCCTTACAGCAGCACTAACATTAGGCAAAAACGTAGTAGTACGTTTTAACCCAGATATTGCTGGCAAAGGCCAGAGATATATTGGTGCTAGATACACAATTGCTGGTACTTTTAACGCTGGTAAAGTTACTGCTGATATAGTAGAAACAATCGGTGACGGTAGAAAGTTCTATGCTTCTGGTTTTACCGTAGCTTAATAAGGAGAATCTATGCCTATTTACAAAGCTAAAGTCAAGTGTTTCGTTGGTCAATCCATGCGAGAAGTTGATGAAGAGTTTGAATACAATGGAGAGTTCAATAGTAATATTGAATTAGTTGGTGGAACTGAACCTGATCTACCTGTGGCGTCAAACACAACCGTACCGTCAGAAAATGTTCAGCCAACTACTCAATCAATTGATTATTTATCAATGACTAAAGCAGAACTTGAAATTTATGGTCGTTCTATTGGTATTGAACTTGATAGAAGACAAACTAAAGAAACTCTTATTAGTCAACTTGAAGCAGCTAGTAAATAGGTATTAGTTTCTTATTTGCATACTGGGGGCTAGTAGATTACTGCTAACCTCCTCTTTTTTTTAGGAGATGACATGGCAACTGAAGTAGATATTTGCAACCTTGCCCTAGCAAATTTGGGTGATGATGCAACAATAGCTACGCTATCCCCACCAGAAGGATCAGCACAAGCAGAAAAAGCTGCAAGGTTTTATCCAATTGCAAGAAACAGTTTGTTAGCAATGCATACATGGAGTTTTGCATCTAAACGAGGTAGTTTAGCATTAACAACTAATACCTTAGATCAATGGGATTATGCATATGCAACACCTGCTGACATGATGTCTGCTGTTGCAATAATATCTCCTACAGCACAAAACGATTACGCTACAAGAATGTCTGCTGGCGATACACCCGGTGGTATAACATCAAATTATGCGCCAACAATAGTAGCCGGACAATATACACCACAACAATTTGCGATAGAAGGATCATATATTTATACAAACCAAGAAAACGCAATGTTAAGGTATCAAGCTTTTATTACTGATCCATCTTTGTTTCCACCTTTATTTGTTAATACATTATCTTGGCATTTAGCATCAATGCTTGCAGGGCCAATAATTAAAGGTGATCAAGGTATGGCAGAAGCAAAACGTTGTATAGAAATGATGCAAGGGTATTTAGCAAGTGCAAAGCAAGCAGACAATTTACAAAGAGATATTACGATAGAACATATTGTACCTTGGACATCTGGGAGGTAGGCAATGCCAACTACACGCACATTTTCAAAAGCATTTTCAGCAGGTGAATTATCACCAGAAATGTTTGGGCGTATAGATGATGCAAAGTATCAACAAGGCGCAGCAACAATGCGTAATTTTATTTCTAAACCACAAGGGCCAGCAGAAAACAGGCCGGGATTTGCATTTGTTAGAGAAGTAAAAGACAGTACAAAAGCTACAAGATTGTTGTCTTTTACATTTAATACCGTACAAACTATGGTTATTGAAATGGGTAATGAATATTTTAGATTTCATACACAAGGACAAACTTTATTTTATAGCGATGGTGCAGCATGGAATAGTGGTACAAACTATGCAGTAGGCGATATAGCAAAATATAACAACGTAAATTACTATGCTAAAACAGCGCATTCTAATAGCCAGCCACCTAATGCTACAAATTGGTATGCAATGCCTACAAATCCAAACATATACGAGATACCATCACCATATTTAGAAGCAGAATTATTTGATTTACATTATGTACAATCTGCTGATGTTGTGACATTAGTACATCCTAATCACGCCCCAAGAGAATTAAGAAGATTAGGTGCAACTAAATGGGAGGTTTTGGTAATTAATTTTGGTAGTCCAATTTCAGCACCCGGAGGAGTAAGTGTTACTGCTTATATACCTTCATCTTCTAGTACAAATACAGATACTTTTTTTACTCATAATTATGTTGTTACTGCTATTGCAACAAATTTAGTAGATGAAAGCGCACAATCAAGTGCTGCTTCTGTTGCCAATAATATTTTTGTAAGTGGAGCAAAAAATACAATTTCTTGGAACGCAGTTACTGGTGCAAGTAGATATAGAGTTTATAAAGATCAAGGTGGTATATTTGGTTTTATTGGAGAAACTACTTCTACAAGTATTATTGATAATAATATTGCACCTGATTTTACTGTAACGCCACCAATATACGAAAATGATTTTGTAGGTACTGGTAATTATCCCGGTGCTGTATCTTATTTTGAGCAACGCAGAGTGTTTGCAGGGCCAAATAATTTTCCACAAAGTATATGGATGACTAAATCAGGTACTGAAAGTAATATGTCTTTTGGTTTACCTATACGAGATGATGACCGTATTGAGTTTAGAGTTGCTGCTCGTGAAGCAAATACTATAAGACATATTGTTCCGTTAACACAATTGCTATTATTAACAGGATCAGCAGAATGGCGTGTAACTTCTGTTAATAGTGACGCTATAACACCAACATCTATATCAGTAAAACCACAATCATATGTAGGTTCTAATAATGCTCAACCAGTAATTGTTAATAACAGCATGGTTTATGCAGCATCTCGTGGCGGTCATGTTAGAGAGCTAGGTTATAACTGGCAAGCAAATGGTTTTATTACAGGAGATTTGTCATTAAGAGCAGCGCATTTATTTGACCATTTTGAAATTAAAGATATGGGTATGGCAAAAGCACCATTGCCTGTAGTTTGGTTTATTAATGATCAAGGTAAATTGTTAGGTCTTACATATGTACCAGAACAAGCAATAGGTGCATGGCATCAACATGATACTGATGGTTTGTTTGAAAGTGTTGCAGTAGTTGCAGAAGGTGCTGATGACGTTGTTTATTGCGTTATAAAAAGAACTATTAATGGCGCAGTAAAAAGATATGTAGAACGTATGGGAACAAGAATATATGCTACGCAACGTGATAGTTTTTTTGTTGATTGTGGTGCAACATACAATGGTACAAATACAGATACAAATCAAACAGTAACAATATCTGGAGGTACAAATTACACAAGAGGTGAAAGCGTTACAGTAACCACTAACTACAATTTATTTAATGCACCACCTAGTGTTGATGATAAAGATGATGCAATAGTTATAGTTGATGGCACTAATTTATATCGTTTAACTATACTTGCTACATCAAGTCAAACAGTAGCAACCGCAAAATTAGATAAAGATTTACCTGCATCTTTGCGTAATACAGGATTAACTTCTTATGAAGTTGCAAGAAATTCTATATCAGGTTTAGATCATATAGAAGGAAAAACTGTAAGTATATTGGCAGATGGTTCAGTTCACCCACAAAGAGTAGTTAGCAGTGGTGCTATAACGTTAGAACGTGCAGCTAGTGTAGTTCATATAGGTTTAGAATATAACAGTGATTTGCAAAGCTTACCTATGGCATTACAAGTAGAAGCTTTTGGTCAAGGTCGTGTTAAAAATTTAAATCATGTTTGGATAAGAGTATTAGAATCTTCTGGTATTTTTGCTGGCCCATCTTCTGACAAATTAATAGAAGCAAAACAACGTACAACAGAGCCATATGGCACGCCACCAAGTTTAAAAACACAAGATATAAAAATTATGTTAACTCCTAGTTGGCAAGATAATGGTCAATTATTTGTACGACAAACTGATCCATTACCATTAACAGTTGTAGGTATGACATTAGAAGTAGCTGTTGGTGGATAGTGTAAC